AGGTGGTCAGCCAGCTAATTGGGGATACTTTACTAACGGTACTCCAGGAGCAACTGTATTAAACCAATGGGGTTATCAGAACGCTAAGTTATTCAATGACACTTGGTACGTGCAGAAGTCAGACGGGCTTTACAAGTTAACGGCTGCTGATGCTGATACATCTGGTGATTTTAGTCGAGGCTTTAAGACATTCATACGCATGGGCGATGAGTCGGTGTTTACGCTTTCATCGCTTGAACTATCTCTAGCACAGAATATTGAGACTAGCTCTGTAGGCTTATCAGTGAGTCGTGACGGTCAGATATGGTCGCCATTCCTATATATGGGTACTGGTGGTCAGTATGACAACAAGCTGCGCTTTCGTGGTGTTGGTGGCTTAGGTCAATACGATGGTTATGCAGGGATATTTATACACACAACATCCAGCGTTCCATTCTCTATCGACAACATGGTGGCTAAATGAGTTCTAACGATCCAGCAGCCTCACAACCTGATTATCAGGACGCTATAGGCCGATTGCAGGGTGATAGCCGAGTAATAGGATCAGAACAGTTAATGAAGTTCATTGATGACCTTGTAAGGCGTGTCAATGACCACGAAGATCGAATCACAACACTTGAGCCTTGAGCGCGTTTACTCACTACGGGAGATAAAGAAGGTACTCACTGACCCGTTAGTGTTTCGTTTCATGTCTGACGAATTAGAGGTAACAGAATACATCCCTAATCTTGATGATATTTATTATCGAGTAGGTAAGGGTTTGATGATTTATGAGCGCAAGGGAGTCTGTGCGGAAATGCATGCTGCATTACTTGGTGATGTAGGTGAGGGATTTATCACACAAATTAAAGAGCAATGGTCAGACCTTAAATCAATGGGCTTTGCAAAGGTTTACACAATACACGACAAGACACACCGCAGGGCATCAATGCTTTGTGCAAGTGCTGGAATGAGAAAAATACACGATGAGAACTTTGGAATATTTGAGGTTAATCTGTAATGGGTAAGAGTTCGGGTAGTCGAGCGGCTAGACAGGCAGCACAGATACAAGCTAACGCTGCTACACAGGTTGCTAACACTCAATCGGCTGCACAATTAGAAGCGGCTGGTATGAGTTCGGCTGCGGCACTGGAAGCGGCTAATATCGCTGCTAGTGGATCCCACGCTATTGCAGGAGCAACGTCTGAAGCTGCACACTTATCTGCTAACGCCACACGATACTCTGCTGACTTACAAGCACAAGCGGCTGCACGAGCATTAGCTGAACAGGCGAGACAATATAACCAAACAGTAGAACGTTTCCAGCCTTACGTCGATCTAGGCAATGACTCGATTAGCGCTTTTGATAATGCCTCAACGATTCAAGGTTACGATGATCGACTAGGTCAGATATTCGATAGTTCTAACTTTGGTGCGCTAAGAAAAGACAGACAAGAAGTGGCAGACGATTACTCCTCACGCATAGGACTTACAAGAAGTGGTGCGGCTATAGAACAAGCATCTGACATATCCACAGGATTAGGTCGAGAGATTGAGAACCAACTGTACGGACGTTTAGGTAATAACGTAGGTGTCGGTCAGAACTCAGTTGCACAGGTGGGCGCATTTGGTCAGAATTATGCTAACGCTGTAGGCAATATCGAAACAGGTACAGCGGCTAATATCGGCAACCTAACAACACAAGGCGCGGCTACTCAGGGTAACTTCCTTGTACAAGGCGCTCAAGCAGCAGCAGACGGTCAAAACGCACTAGCCCAGGGGATACTTAATTCCGGCAACGCACAGGCTCAGGGCTTGCTAGGCTCTCAACAGTCACTTGCTCAAGGTGTGCAGAGTGCGGCGGATGCTCGCTCAACTGGACTTATTCAGGGCGCACAAGCTGATGCGCAACAGAGTCAGAACGTGGTTAATACGGCACTGACAGCAGCAGCGATATTCTTCTCTGATGAACGCTTGAAGGAGAACATGGAATACATCGGTTCAATCAAAGGATTGCCACTGTATGAGTGGGATTGGAAAGACGAATATAAGGGGGTAATGGGTGCTGAAATGTCTACAGGATTTAAAGCGCAGGATGTAGAGAAAGTCTATCCAGATTGCGTATATGACATAAACGGTATCAAAGCAATTAATTATCCAGAAGTGCAAGTGAGGTTGGCAGCATGAACCCTATAAGATCGAATTTTAGACCTGTTCATGGTGGCTCATTAGTGCCCGATTACTCTAACGCTAATCGCTTGGCTATAGGTATTGCTCAACAGATTAAGACTGAGAAGATACAGAAGGCAGAGCAGGAAGAAGCGGCTCAGTTAACTCAGTTATTGAGCGGTCAGAGAATGGAAGAAGCACTGAACGACCCTGTATCACGAGGCAGATGGTTAGAGTTATATAATAAAGACCCTGACGCTGCTGCTGGATTAATGGATGTATGGAAGGCTGGTAATCAGTTGGAAATACAGGAAGCTGCTACCGAGGCTAAAGAAGCGCAACAGGTCTACCAAACATTGGAAGGCTTGAACAGTCGCTACGACATGAACAAGGCAAAAGAATTCTTGCGCGAGACAATTATAGCAAGGGATATAGCCGGAAAGCCTACAGACAAATTAAAGAACCTACTTGTTTCATCTCCTGATGATTTTGATGCAGGAATACAGATAGGTAAGTCATTAGCGGGTGGTGCTGTGACGGTGCTTGAGCCAGCCACACCTATCACACTTGCTGATGGTGCTGAATTACGCGACCCAACTACAGGAAGATTGATTGCAAAGAACGAGGACGAAGCACCAACAGATATAGAAAGGCGAGCAATTGACGCGCGAGAAGCTGCACTCCGATTAGATCAAGATAAATTTAATCAAGCTAAGAGGAACCTATCTGCTGCCGCAGAGAGTCAGTTGATGAAGGCTCAAGATAGAGCAGTAGAAAGCGAGCAAGCTGCTGGACAGATGATGTCTATGGCCCAAGAGTTTGAACGGATGCAACCAGAAAGCGGGATATTTGCTAGAGCATACGAGAATATTAAGTCTGTTTCGGGTGATGAGGATGCTGTTACCAGTTTGCGCAAGAGATATTTGAATCTAAGAAACGCAACTGCCGTACAGAATCTCCCACCAGGTGTCGCATCTGATAAAGATATTGAACTGGTCATGGCTGGTTTTCTATCTGACACAGCCAACCCTAAAGAGGTCGCTTCTTTCTTGCGCGGCATGTCTAAAATTGAAAAGCAAAACGCAGCCTATGAAACATATAAAGCTAACTGGTTGTCAGATAATGGCAACACTAGAGGCATGTTAAAAGCGTGGAAAAAAGAAGTAGAGGCTGCGGCTGAAAGAGACCCATTAGGACTTAGATGAACATAGCTGAAATACGGGAGAAATACCCGCAATATAATGACCTGCCTGATGAGAAGCTATTACAGGGTTTTCACGCTAAGTATTACTCAGATATGGATTATTCTGAGTTTTCAGCAAAAGTCGGCGCACGGCAAGAACAAGCACCACAGGAGCAACCACAATCTTACACAAACTACGCCACAGGTTTAGCCAATGCCGTTGGTCAGGGTGCTACGTTTGGTTTCCTAGACGAAGCACAGGCCGGATTATTAGCTACTATTGGCGTTAATCTCCCTGAAAGCATGGGTGGGTTGCCTGATGATGTCACGTTAAGTGATGCTTATCGAGGTATACGCGATGAGATACGTGAAAAGAATGACCAATTCTCTAAAGAAAACCCTAAAACTGCATTAGCGGCTGAAGTAGCTGGTGGTTTTATGACTGGTGGTTTAGGTGCGGTTAAAGGTGCTGCCGCTATCGGTAAGGCTGCTAATGCAGTTAAAGGCACTGGTAAACTCGCCAATGCTGCTAGAGCCACCATACAAGGTTCTACTGTGCCTCTATTGGGTGCTGCTGAGGGTGCTGTGTATTCAGCGGGTGCTAGTGAAGCAGATGCGTTTAGTAGTGACTTCTTTGATGATATGCAGACAGGTGCAACGGTTGGTGGTGCTACTGCGGGTGTATTAAAAGGTGGCTTCAAACTCGGCTCAATGTTTGCTGAGAACAAAGCTGTTAAGAAACTTGTTGGTGAGATGACACCTACGATTGAAGGGTTAAAGACTCAAGCCAGGACATTTTACAAAGGAGTTAAAGAAAGCAAAGCAGCCCTTAAACCTCAAGCGTATCAAAAGCTAGTACAGAAGGTTACTGCTCGATTAGAAGATCAAGGCTATAGACCCGCACAACACGCTGCGATTAAAACTGCCTTAGATGATATGACTAGTGAAGTCGGTGGTGGGGTTAGTTTTACTACCGTTGATTCTCTACGCAAAGCTATTAAAGACTCATCTAAAGAGTTAGGTAGTAATAGCGCACGACTCGCTAACGAAGCGGTTGATGAGATAGACAAGTTCTTTGATGACCTAGCGCCTAATATGATAGGTGGTCAGAAGCCTGTATATCAGGGTTTGGATTTATCTAGGGAGGCTCGATTAGCTAGGGCTAAGTCTCAGGGGTTTGACACTGATACTGTTTATTATCATGGTACAGATGCCGATTTTAACAGTTTTGACCCCAAGAAAGTAGGTAGTAATTTTGGAATGGATGATGATGGGTTCTTCTTCACTACTAACGCAAGCTCGGCAGATTGGTCAAGAGGCAATCACCCAAATAAAGGATATAACCGACTGACTGACGCAGAAAGAACCAAGGCAGCCTCAGGGCAAATATTACCGACTTACTTAAAGATTGATAAGCCACTACGCCCTAAAGATATAGAAGGTTTTGATTTTGACGGAGGGGGTCATAGCCCTATATCACTTTTCGATTTAAATAGAGACGCTATTAAATCTGCGTTAAAGAAGGGTGACTACGACTCTGTGGCTATAAAAGCTGAAGGGTCTGAGATGGTGATGATGTTGGACAATAAAAACATCAAATCTCAATTCTCTGCCTTTGACCCTAAACAGGTTAACTCAGGCAAGCTAATAGACGATATAGACCAAGCAGTAGAGCAAATAGTTAAAGAATCTCCCGATGAAATAGCACACGGCTATAAAGAGGCTAGACAGACTTGGGCTAAGGCTAAGAAAGCTGAATTAATACGCGACCTATTCACAGGCGCAGAAGTACAGGCTAGTGGTGTTGAGAATGGTATGCGCACTAAGATGCGTCAGATATACAACAACCCTCGCACTAGAAAGCTATTCACCCCTGAAGAACAGGAAGCTATCAAGGCGGTATCTAACGGAACATCTATACAGAATGTATTAAAAGGGATAGGTAAGTTTGGCGTTGATACAGGCCACAATGGTCAATCATTGCTACCCGCTTTAGGCGCAGCTTTTGGTGGTTTTAACGTACTTGTTCCAGCAACCATAGCTAAACAGTTTTCCAACAGGATGACGGTTAAGAACGCTAAACGATTAGAGCAAACCATCCTTAACGGTGGCGACCCTAAGAAGGTGGCAAGCATTTATGTAAGAGCGCTGAAGCCTAAAGATAGAAACGCTAAGGAATTAGCCGAGTTATTTAAGAACGCTGATCCTGCGAAGTTACAGGCACTTCAGGGGCAGGTTAAAGACAAGTTTGTACAGGACGCTATAGCTACCGCTTTAGGTGTTACCAGTACCGCCCAAATATCCGATAAATAGCTTCCTCATAAACTGAGTCAGGCAAGTCGCCTCCCTTGGTTTCGTGGTGAGCAGACATTATCACATACCAGGAAGTCGCCAATATCGCTATAGCGGCTGATGTAATCCAGTACAGCTCGAAATAGAAGGCTGCGCTTCCAATTATCCAGAGTAAACCTCTAACCATAGTATTCCTTTATGAGCTTAATTAGACCTCGATTATCACAAATACTAGATGATGCTGGCGATCCTGTAGTCAATGGCTATGTGTACTTCGGCACGTATGGCACTGACCCACGAACAAACTTACTGACAGTATACACTACTGAAGCTGAAACTGTCACTCTAGCCAATCCTCAACGAACGGATAGTCTCGGCAGATTGGCTAATGATGTGTACTTCTCGGTTGATTACAGCTATGAGATTGCGGATTCTGACGATGTAACCATAGAAGGTCCGAAAGACAGACGGTTAAGCTCAAGAGCTGCATTTGACACAGCAGACGCTACATCAATCATCACTCTTACGGAAACATCAGCGAACCTATACGACATTAGCGAGGGTTGGTTGGCTACACCTCCTGTTGGCGTGTACCAGATGATATTCCCGACCACTAATACAGGTGCGGTCACCATAACTTTTGACGGTATAGCTGGAACATTTGCACTAGAGGATTCTGACAGTGTTGCACTTGCGGGATCAGAAATCACAGCATCAAAACCAATGGCTATTTATTGGACAGGAACAGAATTTTTAATTCAAGGT